TGACTGCCGGCTCCCGATAACCAGCACCCTCACCGCAGATGCTGACTGCCGGCTCCCGATAACCAGCACCCTCTCGCTTGATGCCGACACCCTGCTCCCGATAACCAGCGCCCTCTCGCTTGATGCCGACACCCTGCTCCCGATAACCAGCGCCCTCTCGCTGGATGCTGACACCCTGCTTGACTGCATGAGTATTACGGGCTATTCCATAGATGTTGATTGTCTGCTGCTTGTGGAAAACCGTTTGCGGGTGTACACTAATATTTCAATGCCAGTTACCAATATTCTTAATCTGCATATTGGTACGGAATTGAACATTGACATAGTTTTTCCCGACACGATTCTGACGGTTAAACCGATAGATATGAGTTTTACAGTAGGTCATGTTGACAATAGTTTAAACGTACCACCAATAAATATGAAATACCATGTGGGATATAAAGACAGTTTGGGCGAATTAATTTGCATAGGTGATATAGTTCTTGATAACATAAGGGGCATGTCAGGACCTGTTGTATTTGCAAATGGGGCATACCGATATGATGTTGCAAGAGGGCACTATTTAACTTTCCATTCCTCGTTACTTGTCGGGGATGGTGACGGAACAAAAAGATTGACAATTATCAAGAAGAGGATGTGTGACCATGCCTGTTGAGAGTTTTTGGGATTATTCTGACGCTGAGAAGCCGACTGGAAATATTGATCGTGATTCCACTCGCAAAATACCGATAGACTGGCGGGACTGGTTAGTGCAGGAACAAACCACATATGCAAGTCATTTGCTGATTACCGCGACACCGCTTGAAATAGTATCCGAAGCGGTTTTAAATGGCGTGGTGACGTTTTTCGTCAAAGTGGCCGACCTGGCAGAATTTACACCAGGTCGCCGGTATCCCGTCACTTGCCGGATAACCTGCACCGATGGTCAGATAGAAGATCGAACAGTTTATTTTAGGATAATATGATGGAACAGGAAAGACGCACAAACACATTAACCGAGGGAGATATTGAGCATATTGTCAAGGCAATCCAATGTCAATGTACCACATTTAACGAGCAGGAACGGAACGACCTAAAAGAGAGTGTTGAGTTTTATAAAGAGTATGGGGAAATCATGAAGGAAAGCGCCCAATTTTATAAACACTACAACGACATCATGGCGGAAAGCGGAAAGACCGCCCGGAATACAATTATTGTCTTTTTGATTACCGGCACACTCTCACTTATAATTTGGGGGAGTGTGACCTTAACCAAGATGAAACAGGCGCTTTTGCCGTGAACCAGCGTGATATTGATCTTCTCGAAAAATACTGGATACTGAAGTCAAGAGAAGATTTTTATGCATACCGCCGTTATATCAATTGCGGAAAATTCATTACCGGAAAATTCATTGAGCGATTAGCCGCCGATCTTCAACAGTTTTATGATGATATGGTTGCCGGATTGCGCCCCGTTCTGATTATCGTCGCACCTCCACAACACGGAAAATCCTTTTCAATTACTGATTTTATGTCCTGGTATTTGGGCCGCCGCCCGGAGTGCAGGATCATTTATGCATCATTTTCCGAGCGCCTGGGGGTCCGGGCAAACAGGACAATCCAACGAATTATTGATACACCCAAATACGGCAAGATTTTTCCTGATGTGCATATTGGCAATACAAACGTCCTCATGCAGTCGGGCAAACTATCCAGGAACAATGATATCGTTGAAACTGACCGGGAAGGATATTTCCGCAATACGACTGTCGGTGGCCCAATCAACGGCGAGAGTCTTGATCTCGGAGTGATCGATGATGCTATCAAGGGGCGCAAAGAATCAAACAGTAAGATTGTGCGGGAGTCTGTTTGGGATTGGTTGACAGATGATTTCATGAGCCGCTTCTCCGAGTATGCTGGATTGCTTATGATCAATACGCGCTGGCATGTTGACGACCCCGCAGGACGCATGATTGACAAGCTTAGTCATAAGGTCAAGGTTGCTCATTATCCGGCAATCAGCAAAGATGGTGAACCACTTTTCCCGGAACATAAAAGTCTTGACTTCCTGAATGAGCGCAGGGGAAGTATGTTACCGGCTAACTGGGAGTCAGTTTATCAGGGCAATCCGGTAGTGGCCGGTGGTAATATTGTTGATTCATCTTGGTGGTTAATCGGTCACACAAGGCCGACAATGATGTATCGATTTATTACGGCTGATACGGCGCAAAAGAAAAACACCTGGAATGATTACACAGTTTTTCAGTGTTGGGGTGTTTGTTATGCTGGTAAAATGCATTTAATCGATATGTTCCGGGACAGGGTATCAGCGCCGGAATTGCGGAAGTTTGCGGTTGAATTTTACGACCGACACAACACGGCCTCGGGTGCGCCTATGCGCGGAATGTACATTGAGGACAAGTCGAGCGGAACCGGATTAATTCAGGAAATGGAAACGCTCGGTAAAAAAGTAGTTGCTATTCCGCGTACGACTGATAAAGTAGAAAGAAGCATGAACGTTGCGCCGGAAATTAAAAGCGGTAAAGTCATTTTGTATGAGGACATATTGGACAGCAAAACAGGACAAACAGCAGCAAGTATCATTATTGAAGAAGCAAGCGCTCATCCGAACGGCCTCAATGACGATGCGTTTGACTGCACAATGTCCGCTGTTGAAATGACCTACTTTACTGGACAAATTATAAATTACTCAAGTTTGGTGTGATCAGTGCGTATATTTGACGGTTTAAAAAATCTCCTTTCCTCTCTTGCAAACGAGCGTAATGCCGTAAATGCAAACAGCATTGTATCCACTAGGGTGCAACCGAACGAGCTACGGGCGATTTATAGAACGGGTTTAGGTAATAAGATCGTCCGTATTAAAAACGGTTACGCGCTGAAAAAGTCAATTAAATTTGGCGATTCTTCCGAAGAACAATTTTACAACCGACATATTCAAAAAGCAGTTAAAAAAGCCGGTTCGTTTATGCTGGCTTTCGGTCGTGCTGTCATACTCATAAATGTTGCGGGATGCAGTGACCACACACAACCGTTAGTCGAGATACCGGAGAGATATAAGTTAGATGTGTTTTCGGGCGATATGGTAAACGCTCAAAACGTTTCAATTGACCTTGCGAATGATCGATACAACCAACCGACAATCTACAATGTGAGAGGGTTTGGTTTTCATCATTCCAGGGTCATTGATTTTCGTTATGTAGAACCGCCTGAAATGGATTTGGCTCTATATAACTATGGTGGTATTCCAGAGTTCGAGCTTATCTATAATCAGCTCATCAATGATGGTGTTGTAGAACGTGCGAGTGCTTCTATTCTGGATCGTAGCAGCACAATGTTCTACAAAGTGAAAGGTCTTAAGGCAGCACTGCAAGCAAAGCAGGAAGCCAGCATACTGCAATTTTTTAGTTTGACCGAGCGCGCAAGATCGATATTTGGAGCCGGTTTGATCGATTCTGAAGATGGGGTTGAAAATGTTACACAGGCCTTAACGAACTTGGACAGCGCCGATCAAATTACTTTGCGCCGCCTTGCCATGGTCACAGGGATTCCTCTTGCGATACTTGTCGGTGAGTCCGTTCGGGGTATGAACAGCACTGGCGACACCGAGAAGGAAATCTTCAACGAAATGATTAGCACGTTGCAGGAGGATTATTACCTTGAGCCGATCAACGAATTGTTGGATACCGTCGGAAGAAAACCGATTGAGTTTTCCGAGTCGCAAAATATTACCGCAACCGAGAAAATTGAATACGAAGGTAAAGCGATCAAAAATGCTCTTGACTTGTATACAATGGGTGAAGATTACTCGACATATCTGATAGAAAGGGGTATAATAGAATTAGATTCTTTTGAGGGTATGTTTAGCGATGATGAGTATAAGAGGGATGGGGAAGGGCAGTTTGCATCTACCGGTGGTTCAGGAGGTGCATCTACCGGTGGTTCAACCACAGTAAGCAAGGGGAATAAAAAAGAATTGTTGAATCAAGTGTCGTCTATGCCCGATTCAACTGAGAAAAATTATGTCAAACGAGCAATAGAACATTCCGGTGATGGTAAGAAACAAACTGTTGTACATAGTGACGGTAAAGGTGTTGCCGCTGCTGGTTCGTACACAATCACTAAAAATGGTGCTGAGGTACATGTTCTTGGTGGTTTTGGGCGGGGTGGCGGTAGGGCCGTTATATCGGAAATAGCGAAAGCGGGGAAGGGTGCAGTAGTTTTGACTCCTGAAAGAAATCCAAGAACTATTGGTTTTTATATTAAAATGGGTTTTGACATACAACCTGGCAGTAATGGTAATAGGTTCCATATTACACCCGAAGTATCAAAGGAAAAAGGCTATATATGAATAATATAATGACGGTTGAAGAATATAATGAACTATTTACCCACGTCAAGAATATGACGGACGAAGAACGAGAAGCATGGATTGAGGAAAATGGTGGTGAATTAGAAGCAGCTGGTTCTATCGATGTGGAATAATTGAACATTTTTAGAGGTTAAGTTGCTGTATTTGTTGAACAATGCGTGTTTTCGCAAGAAATAACCCCTTGTAGTTTAATCAGCCGTATAATTATAAAGGGCTAATTTGTAGATTCGAGCTACGAAAGGATTATATACTTGAAATGATTGAATAAATTATACTATATTTGTTAGGGAAAATTCAGTAAAATATAAGTCATTGAAATGATTAATACAATTAAGACAGCGAAGATGCCGCAGAGTCCTAAAAGACTTGAACGGGAATATGCGGAGTTCACCGGCTACATGATAGAACAGATTGCACAACGTTTCCGCAATCAGGTGCTTCTTGCGCTCAAGAGTGGTACGGTTGCGAAATTTGCCGATGCACCCGCGCAGGTAGGAAACTATGCCGTTGTCATGAAAACGCTTGCCAACAGGGTGCAGCGCAAGCTACTCAAGCAATTCAGCAATAGTCGGATCAAAGATCAAACAACGTCAACACTTGGTAAGGTGAACAAGTACAATCAAG